ATGCCTAAACTTTCACGCCAGCTCACCATCACGCAATTTAAAAATCTAAAAGCCAAAGAGAAGCCATATTTTGTCAGCGACGGCGATAACCTACTAATTAAAATAATGCCAAATGGCACAAAGTTTTTTATGTACGAGTTTAGAGAAAACGGTAAGAGGCACCGCCTAACTCTTGGTAAATATGATGAAATGAGCCTAAGTGATGCAAGAGATAAAAGAAGTGAGCTACGATCAAAGCTAAGTCAAGGCGAAAGCCTAGTACAAACAGCAGAAAAAACAAAATTTAGGGCAGTATTTGAAGCGTGGTATAGGACAAAAAGTAAGTTGAGTGAGAAACAGCAATTTTGGGTAAAAAGGCGGTTTGAAACGTTATTTTTGCCTAAATTTGGTGAGATAAACATAAAAGATATTAGCAGGAAAGATATTATAAACGCACTTGCACCACTTCTTGGCGATGACAAGCAAGAAACAATACGAAAAACACTAGGTACACTAAATAGCTTTTATAAATTTGCTCTTTTGCACGAATATGTAGAGCATAACATTATCTCGGATATTGATAAAAGTGCGTTAATAGGCAAGCAAGAAGTTAAACATTTCGCATATTTAAAAAATGATGATGAAATAAGAGCCGTATTAATGACTATAAAAGAATATTTTGGGGATTTAAGAGTAAAAGTGTGTGCAATATTTCAACTATATACCGCAGTAAGGGGGCAAAATGCCAGAAATGCCAAATGGTCGCAGATAGATTTTGAAAATTGTGTTTGGCATATCCCAGCAAGTGAGATGAAAACGGCAAAGCCTCACGATGTATTTTTATCTCAAAGTGTGATCACCTTGTTAAAAACATATCGTGAGCGCCTGCCATTAAAAAGTGAGTTAATTTTTCCGTCCGTAAAATCAAATATACGCCCTATTAGTGATAATACTATCCGCTCGATGCTTAGAAGTCTAGGCTTTAATAATGAAATGGTAACTCCACACGGCTTTAGAGCCACGTTTAGTACGATCGCAAACGAAAACATAGATAAACACGGCTGCAATAGTGATGTTATTGAACTTTGCCTCGCTCACGTTGAAAGCAACAAGGTTAAAGATGCTTATAACCACGCCAAAAATTTAAAAGCTAGGGCTAGGCTTATGCAATGGTGGAGCGATTATTTAGATAGTTTGGGTGGCTTTGCCTGATTTGTATGCAGAAATAGAGTTTTGGGAATAATAAATTATCTTAGAGTTGATCTTGCTTGCTGTGATCTTGCCTGCTAGCACTAATCGCCTTAAACTGATAGGCGATGTTAGCCCCAACTCTTTCAAGGCTTCATCACGAGTAATAAATTTATCGCTCATTTCTTATCCTTTATGTAATCTTTTAAATCTCGTAGGGCACGCCGTAAAAAATGGACGTCGCATTTAAATAAAAGAGCTTGTATTTGCTCGACTAATTTAGATTTTTCATTGTGTGCCTCGCAAAACACCTCTAGGCTTGCAAGGGCTGCTAGGTGTTTTTCTTTTTCTGGGCTACTCATTTAGTTTTCCTCTCTTTTTCTAAACTAGGCTTACTTCTCCAAACCCACCATTCCATTCCGTCATACTCTTCACGTTCTAGCCAGTCATCAGTATCCTTAAATGTTATCCAGCCTTTCCAATACTGCGAGCCAAAGCCTCTGTCATAGTTAAAGGCTGTTAGTCTTGATGCTATCCCAATCTATGCTGTCTTTACCACTATACACAGGGATTTCAGATATGTCCCAATCTCCTATGCATCTTAGGTAGTATTCGTCTACTTCGTGATTGCCTATAAGGTTTAGTGTTTCTTGTTTAAAGTTAGCCATTATCTCTCTCCTCAAAATACCAACACACACTTTTATAAATGTTTTCCCAAAACTCCATAAAAGGTTCAGGTGCTTCTTTTATACGTCGCAATACTACTTTTGGCATACATATTGCAAGCAGTGGGATTAATAACCCGAAGTAAAGGGCAAACGATATAACGACAAGAGGACTGAGTATAATCAGAACCAACCATTTTTGAAGTGTTTTTACTTTACGCATCTAATAACTCCTTGTTCTCGTAAATGTTACCAACTACGACCCACTCACCAAGTTCGTTTAGAAAAAACTCTAGTCCTTCTCGTTTTCTATCAATAGGTCTAACTGCAAAACTCCCTATGTCAAAAAATATTTCACCCATTTCACCATATCGTGGATTTGGTAATTCTTCGCTAAGAGGAGCCTGCGGATAAAATCTGACTATATGCCCCTCATAAATTTTTTTGCCGTTTTGGTCTTTTAAGCCAGTGTATTGCATAAGCTCGACATCTCTTATTGGGGCTTCTATTTCGCCAAAACTACCAAAGCCCGCTAAAATGACGTATCCGCCTGAAAAACTTATCTCAAGGACCTCTCTCAAGATTTTCTTTTCCTTGTGCCACGCCATAAATTTAATCTCTCTCATTTACTATCCTTTAATTTTTTGTATGTTTCAAGTAGCCTTTCTCGCTCGTCTTGTTTGAGGTAAAAGTAATTGTAAAGCGAAAAATTTATCCAAGTTGGCTGGATGTCAAATTTTAAAAGTAATTTATTGAGACGCTGCAGATTTTTGTAGTCGTCTTTTTTAAATTCCCAATTGTGGCTCAAAAACCACTCTAAAAGCTCCATTAGTTTTTCTTTGTCTGTTTTTTGCCAAAACATATTAATCCTTTTAAATATTCTCAATATAAAAATAAGCCAGTGTTTGGCTATCCTCTGCCTCTTTACGGTATTTTGTATCACAGCTTTTATTTGATATGTAGGCGATTTTCTCTTTATTCGCCGCATAAAAATCAGCTAGTATCGGCGCTAGTCTTTGCCCTTTGCGCTCGTGTGGTGCTAACCTTAAATAAAGCAGATCGCAAGCTAATTGTGGGGCGGTCGTGCTAAAATCGTCTTTACGCATACGGGCTTTGTTATCTAGCGCGCTAATTTGGGTATCAATCCTTTTTCTAAATTCGCGGTAATACTCAACTATTGGTGTCATTGCCGCCAATAGCTCGTCGATAAATTTCGACGCTTTTTTATTTATGAAAAGCCCTAATTCCTCGGTGCTATCCATCTGCAAAAAACTATACGCCATTATAAAAATAGCGGCGTCTTTTAATTCAGCCGTTGTCATCGCTCGCTCCGTTTAGATTTTTGCCTTTTAATATTTGTAGTACCTCTTGCTTTGAAAATTTAGAGGCTGGGTTTAGCTCGATTCTACTAAGCCAGTAACGGTCTAGTTTTTCGCAGTAGTATTTCATCGCACTTTCAAAGTTTAACCGCTGTGGCAGTGGCACGCCTATCTTAAACGCGCCTTTTACTATCTTCATCTTATCTTTTGCACTCATAATCGCTTCGCCGTAAGTCACTATTTATTCCTTTCTTTATTGTGTTTTAAATTTTGTAGGATGCATAATTTGAGAGTAAAAAACACGCGATGAATTTACTCCGTTGGAGTTTTTAAAAAAACATTGTTTTTATATCTCGGTCGCCCTAGACCGAATAATCGGTCTCAAAAACTACCCATTTGCCGTCTTTGCGCTCATGGGCGATATACCCGTAATAGCTTCCCTCGCACATCCCGCCTCTTTGCCACACCAAGCAATCGTCTTGGCGCTCAAAAAGATACTCTTCGCCGAGCAAATCGCAGATATAAAATTCCTTGCCGTCTTTTTCAGTCTTCTCAAATTTTGCTAACCCATAATAAATAGCTTCCTCTCTATCTATCATATCCATCAAATCATCGATAGAGTATTCGCTCATACCACAATGACTTTTGAGTAGATCGCTAAAATTCTTTCTCGTTTTTCGTCTAATTTTTTCAGATATTCCAAAAAACATTATTTCCCTTTCCTCACTACGTCGCTATCGTTGTCTATCCAGTGTATGGTCGGCGCGCTTTTGTGTCTAGTATCGAAAATATACCAAGCATACACCATCATGCCTGTATCGTATTTGCCATCACTTCTAATCTCGCGAGATAACAAAGGGTAGCGCACAAATACGTAGATTTTTTCTAAAATCTCACGCGAATAAATCTCGTCTAGCCGCTCTTTGCCGTGCAGATAGTTTAGCGGCAGTAAAAAAGCAAATCTGGGCGCGACTTCGCAGGCTTTTAAAATGAATTCTTTGGCTAGACTAAACGGCGGGTTTGTGACGATCGCATCAAATTTACACGTTTCGGCTAGAAAATCCTTGCCGTCTAGTAACAAATCGTAAGCTGTAATGTCCTCGTAGCCCGCTTCTTTTAAAATCGCCGTTATCGCGCCTGCGCCGCAAGCAGGCTCTAGTATGCGCCCCTTAAATTTTTCAACCTCTAAGAGCCTCCGCGTGATGCTATACGGCGTTTGGTAGAAGTCGCGTTTTAATCGGCTTTTGTTGGTATTACCGCTAAAGTTTTTGCCCATAGTTAGTCCTTAGAATTTACTTATCAAACAAATTTTAATTAGCAAAAGCCCTAAATATCGGCTTTTGTATGGCTAGAATAAGCTTATATTAAGCCAACTATCAAACAACCGTCAAGCAATTAAAACGGTATCGTTTCGTCGTTGTCGTATTTGTCGGCGTCAATATCTACTTCAGGCACATCGTAGCTTTCAGGCTGTTTTTGCTGTTGCGGTCTCTTAGGCGCTACTTGCTGCGGGCGCTGATTTGAATATCCGCCCTGCTGATAGCCTTGATTGTTTTGTTTTGCGTCACCTAGCATTTCCATTACTTCCACAGCGACACTATGCTTACTTCTGTTTTGCCCGTTGCTATCCTGCCATTGGTCGAATTTTAATCGACCCTCTACTAAAAGCTTACTTCCCTTTTGTAGGTATTGGTTACTTACTTCCGCTTGTTTTCCGAAAAACGTGAGATCAATAAAGCACGTTTCTTCGCGCTTCTCGCCGTTTAGCGTGTATTTTCGGGTTACGGCTATGCCAGAGCTACCTATCGCCGCGCCGCCTTGAGTGTAGCGCAGCTCAATATCCCTTACTAATCTACCCAATAATATTACTTTATTCATTGGTTGCCCCCTAGGTTTTCCATTAGATTGTCAATACTGTTTGGATCGTTTAAATACGCAGTAGCATCATCAATACTTAGCCTCTCAACTAATTTTTCAGCCTCTGTTTCACTTGCACCTCGTTTAACTAGTTCACTTTGTAGTAGGTCGAGGGGCATTGGCTCAACTGTCAAATTTTCTTTTACAGTTGCGATTTCAACTTCAAGGGGCGCGGCTTCGATAAATTCGGCGTCGCCAACTGTCAATTTTTGGTTTACAGTTGAGCTGTTTAGTTTTTCCGAGCTACTTAAAAGCTCGTTTAGTCCAGCTTTTGGTGATGTTTTTGATTGTTCGTTAGGCTCAAATGTAACAATATCCTCCACTTCATCAGATGTTTTTAGCCCATATTTTACTTCTGGGAAAAATTCATTTATAAAAAAACTTTGTGCTCTATATTTCATCATTAGCTCTGGCATTGTCTGCCATTTTGAGCCATTTTTACTTAGCCAGCCCTCTCGCCTTGCCATTTCCATTGTTATGGTTGTGCCTTTTAATAATTGTCCAGTTTGGGCATCTATGGCTTCACAATGTGCACTATTGCCATCAGGGCTTACAATAGTTTGTAATCGCCCCTTTAAAAGTCCGCTTGAGTTTAACCTGGCAACTAGGAATTTCGTTTCAAAACTAGGTTTGCCGTGAATGATATAAATACTTTGTGCTACCTCTAAAGCGCCTATATTCATACGCTGGGCTAAATCAAGTACAATAATCGCCGTTCCGATATTTGCTGTTTCGTTACCCTTGCGTAAATGAGTTGGAAAAAAATCAGTAGCCACAAAAGCTTTGGCTTTCCTTTGTTCAAGCTCAAATTTCTTTACCTCAAGCTCCGTTTTTCTATCTTGGTATTCTTGTAGTTGGTTCATTTTTTATCCTTTCTTTATGAAATAATCGTCTCCGTCAGCATACGCCATAACTGCACCTATGGCTGTATAGCTCTTTTCTAACTCTTTTTGTATCTTTGCTAAATTTAATATGATCGTTTCGTCTTTGCTTTGTGAAAGCTTTTTGTATCTCTCTTTGTAGTAGTCACGCTCTGCCTTTATCTGTGCGTATATGGGATCGCTTGGGCGTGGGTTACTCGCCTTTTCTAGCTCGTGTCTTAAAACAACTATCTTGTCATTATGCTGTTTTAGCTGGCTTTTGTAGCCGTTTATCTCTCTTTTGTGGCGTTTTGCGTTGTCGATCAAGACAGCGTTAAGGTCGGCTACTTTGCTAACAAGGGATAAATTCTTTTGCAAGTGTTAGTTCGCTAAGTATTGTTTTTTCTAACTCTTGCTCCGCCCAAAGCCTGAAGTATTTAGCCTCTTTGCTTCTGATAAACATGCCCAGCTTGATAATGCCGCGAAGCGTCCATTTTAAAACTTCTTGCTTGCCCCCGTTGGTATCAACTAGCTCATAAACAAAATGTACGCCATCGATAATTTCATCAGCGTGGTTGCGTTTGTGATCGATGATAGTTTGTTTACTTACGCCATAACGTTTTGATACGTATTCGGTAACAAATGTTTGAAAATTTAAAATTTCAACTTGAGTATTTGGTTGTGGAAATAAAGAATTTATCTTAAACCTTTCATTTTTGAAATATTTAAGCGAATTATATATTATTATTGAAAGTTTGTCAATACTTTTTATTCATTTATGAAAGTTTATTTTATATATTCTTTTAAAAATGAAAATAAAGGGACACGAAAATTTCGTTCCCCTTATAGGCTAGACATAATTTTGTAGGCTTTTTTAATCGCCTCTAGTTTTGTTTTTAGATCTACATTCTCAAGCAAGGCATTTAAATAAAGATCTGCTAGACGCGGTATGTCGCCGTTTTTCCATCTTGCTATTGTGCTTTCAGGTATATCCATTCTCTCCGCTAACTCTCTTTGAGTTATGCCTAGCTCTTTACACACACGTTTTACGATGTTTTGCTTCTCAAAATGCCACTTTACCACATAAAGCTCATCCCCGTTTTCGGTTTTAAGTGCTATATGCTTACCGCCGCTCTTAGACGGACTAATAGGTGACCCGTATAGTGCCGAAACCTTTTGCGTTAGCTCTTCCTCTATTTTTGTATAATTCGAGTACTTTGGCTCCGTATCTAACTTTATTTTATCGACATATTTGCCAGACACAATTACTACGTGGTCTATTTCGTTGTCATAATATATTTCTTTTTCTTCTGCCATTATAAGTCCTTGTTTAATTTAGTTTATTTTCTTTGTATATTTTTGTTTGTAAAATATAGAGTAACGAGAGATATAATCAAAAGTGGCAAAAACATCCACCAAGTAAGGTCAATTTTGTCTGTAGCAAAAAATGCAATACATATTATCCCGCAAAATATCTTTATTCCAAGTAGTAGATTACCTAAAGCATCTTGTTTTATGTTAATGGCGTTTGTTTGTGAAATAAACACATAACTTAACGCCAAAAATAATCCTTTAAAAAAAGAATGGTCGTCTTGAGGTGGCGTTACAAAATAGGGGATATTTACGATAAAATAAACGCTTAAAGGTAGATACGAAAAAAGAACTCTAGCGAAGAAATTAAACCAAATATCTTTTTTTTGAGCTTGTATTAGTTCTTTTTCTTTTATGGGTTCGGCATTTAGACTGATGTCTTTTAGTGCATCATCATTTTTCATTAGTAGATCATATTTATGATAAAATTATATCTATAGTAAGCGAATTCATAAGATACATTAAAATGCGCCATCAAATACTCTATGCTATATCCTTGCATAATAAAACTTCTCACTTCATCGTATGGCATAAGTAGCTCTGCTGCAAAAGCATTAGCTTCTTGTTCTTCGGCAGTTACTTGTGTATTTATAATAGGATTGTCTGAAAAGTTTATTCTAGGACGCTCTTTGTCTCTTGAGTGTAATATCCAGTGCCCTATTTCGTGAGCAATAGAAAAAAGCTTTCTTGTTATAGGCATATCATCGCGTCTAATATAGATCGTTTTTTGCATAGGGTTTAGTAAAGCCTCGTCTATTAGCCCGTCTTTATATTGCGCTGATAACCCTTGTTCGTTTAAAATAATAGCGAGATTTACGGGGCGCGATAGGTTAGCTTGGCTATTATTTAATAGGGTTTTCGCCTGCATAGTAGCATTGTCATAATTTGCCATCATCTCTCACTCCTTAATCTACTCCAGAGCGCATTATACCAAAAAACTACTTTGGCTTTAGATAATCATCAAATCTACGCTATCTGCTCGTAAAATTTCCACGTCGGCAAGCTCAAAGTTTGCACCGCATTTATCTTATCGCCCTCTTTTTTCGCATAGCCCCACCACTCGTCACGCTCGCGGCAAAACTTGTAAAGCTCTAGCAATTCAAGATATGTTTTTCGTCCTTGTTCTATCGCGGCGGCGTCAAGCTCATAAAAGCCTACAAAATAAGGGGCTTTCGTTTCAACGGCGATAAACAAGAAATAATTTACTTCTTTGCCTAAGCTTCTTAAAATATCGCTGTAAAACGCCGCTTGTATGTGATAGTTGAAACTAGCGACCGATCTAGCAAAGCCAGTAGCCGAAGCGTCTGAGGTTGTTTTTAGATCGATCACTGCACCCATTTTTTCATTATAAAAATCAGGGCGACATTTAACCGCTACGCCGTTTATCTCGCTAAAATAGCTTTGCTCTGCCAGTCCGTCTTTTAAAAATATAGCTGTTTCACGCATAGAATTAACCGAGTTTGCTATCTCTACGGCTGAGCCAAAAGTGTCAATATCAAGCGAGGTTTTATCGCCTAAATTTTCTAAAAAATCGTTGTAGATCGCTTTGCCCTCTTTGGTGCGTTTATCTACTTCAGGCTCTACGCTAAACTCGTTTGAAAAATCTTTTGGCTCTAGCACTAACTTATGCACGGCAGAGCCTAAAAGTAAAGCCTTTGTAGGCTCACTTCTAAGCTCATTTTTCATTTTTAAGTGAAGCGGGCTACGTGCCAGTAAGTCAAGATCACTTTTTGATATTTCAGGGCGTGTGTGGTATTGTTTATTTGTTAGCATTGTTAAGTCCTTTTATAATCTCTAAAAATTCGCCTATTGTCATATTTGGCTCGCCATAAAACTCAACAAGCCTCTTTAGTGTGGAGTATCGCATCTCTTTCAGCCTCCTCTCGTAGTTTTTTAAGTGTTTGCTTATAAGTAGTCGTATAGCCCAAAAAGGCCTCATTACTTAGACCAACTTCAACGCATAGCACATAGACCAAAGCAGCATAAGCGAAAAAGTCTTGGCTACATCTTTCTATTAATAAGTCGATTATCGCTCCAGTATTCTCAAAAAGAGCGTTTTTAAATACATCATCATAGTGGTTATACACCGCCAAAATATCACTTATTAGCTCGTCGTATTCTTGCTCGAAATTTATATTTTTTACGTCGCTTTCAGCACGCATTAGGTCATGGCTCAAACTCATTTCTAACTCCTTTTGATATTTAAATAGGCGATGTTTTTGATCTCACCGCCGTTGCTAAAAAGCACCCTAAAAAACTTGATTAGCTTTTTCATCTCTAGCTCCTTTTCCTAATAGAAACCTTGCTCGCCACCGCCGTCTAGATGTTAGAAATCAATTTATATTTAAAGGGAAATTTGTATATGAAAAATATTTAGTGGGCTTTCGCCTACTCCAAGCAAGCAAGGCTTTTATTAGAAAAAGTAGTGTTTTTCGTTTTATTAATAACCCTGTGAAAAACTATCCTAAATCAGGGCTAATACCAAATAGCGACGTTTCGGCTCGCTATATCCGCTTCAGATTGAAACGTGATTAACCTGCAACTCGCAGGAGGCTCACTCTGTCAGCTTGCGCTTGAAGCCTACAAAACGTTTTTTTGTTTTGATGAGAGAATATTACCAAAGGTTATATTAAATATAACTTAATGTTATTTAAAATATTACTTAAAGTTATATATTTAAAAAACCTTTTGTGATATAATTTTATACATCATTAAAAAGGCGTAAAAAAAGGAATAAAAAATGGCTAAAAATAAAGTTATTGCGGGAGCTTATGAGGGTTGGGACGTAGTTAGGAGTTTTGGGATAGTAATTTTTCATACAATGAAAGAGGGCGGGATGTTCCTCGGGAAAACAGTATATTTAGACGGGAACATAACGCACTACGAAATACTTGACGAAAATAGCACCAAATCTGCATCAAGCGCCATAATCAGGGGCGGGCTGGGTGCTGTTTTATTGGGACCAATAGGGCTACTTGCTGGATTTAGTGCAAAGAATAATAAGGTTAAACTAATAGCCTTAAAATTTAAAGACGGACAAGAATGCGTGGTAGATGTTGACGACAAGATTTTTCAAATCATCTTAAAATATTGCCACAATGCAAAATCAAGCTTTGACGATATGTCCGTATCACAGCAAATTGAGCAAAAAACATCTGAAGCTGATGAAATAATGAAGTTTAAAGATTTGCTAGATAAGGGCATTATAACGCAAGAGGAATTTAACGCAAAGAAAAAGGAAATCTTTAAAATTTAGTGTTTTCTCCACTCCCACGGCGGAGTAGGATCGCTACTCTGCCAAAGTCCTCGCTTATTCTCACGAGCTGTTTTCTCTTGATCTACATATATTCTCGAGTATTTTACATAAGCCCAAGCATAGCCATTTAGTACCATTTGAGCGTTTATATCTTGCCCTTTGTTGGACAATACCTAGTGTGCGTTTGTATCTATCTTTGCCTTTTGGCTCTACTTCTACCACTTGTCCTGCGATTAGGCTGGCTAAAAATTGCCTTGATTTTTGTCCGTAGTCTTGCTTTTTCTCTGGAGCGTCAATGCCGTATAGTCTGACCTTTGTTTGCTCTTTGCCGCTTAGCACAGTGATCGTGTCGCCGTCAGATATTTTTATGACTTTAGCAGGGAAGGCAAAGAGAGGGCAGGCTATTATAAAGATAGCCAAAAATTTAGTTATTGGTGACAAAGATTTATCCCTAAATTTCTCAACATAGAAAAAGGAGTAATATATGGGATGTTATAATGGTTACAGACATATAGAATAATTATATACAGGGCGAAATTTATTTATAAGGATTTTAAAAAGGTATTTATTGTAGATATTATCTCTGTTTTATAAATTTCTATGTTTTCTGGTGTTGTATCTATTTGAATCATACGCCCAAAATAATCTTCAGCATCTTGTTGTAAGTTGAAAAGTTGTTTTTGTTGTTCTAGAGTTAAATATGCTTTCTTCTGCTTTTCATATATTTGATATAGTGTATACTTTTGAATGGAATCTGTAAAACATTTTTTCTTTATATTGTCTGTAAAATTTGATACATCTAAAGCGACGAAGCTAGTTCTTAATCCTATTATATTATCTCTCATATTTGTTATGAATTTATCCTTTTTATTTTCTTTGTTTTGTATAAAATTCCACACTGAATTTGCAATAGACCAACACAATGCTAATCCCGCTATGAAATCTCCTATATCCATAAGTTTATTTCTTTCCAGCCTTTTTTAAGGCCTCTTCTACCCTTTTTTTCATTTCTTCATACGTTATTCTCCCTTTGGGAGTTGTTTTATCAAAATCTATAAGTTCATTAAATTTGTCAATACCATAGATCGTGGCTATTGTTCCAAAAGATTCACTTAAAAAAGACGATCCAAGGTTTCCCTCTATTCCACTAACATCAATAATAATTTTTTGATTGTTTTTAAAAAGTGGTTCTAGGACTTGTTCTCTAAAATCTTCGCCGGATATACCAGGCGTCATACTTTTAAATCTTAGTCCAGGATTTGGTGTAAATTTTTTTGCAAAGTCATATATAATTGTATCGCTCATTGCTATTCTTTCTCCTTTACTTTCTGAAGTTTCCATTTTATGAACATACCGTCTATATTGCCGCTTAGTGGAGTTTTTTCTGTATTTTGTTTTTTTGTGTCGCTATTATAACAAAATTTGTATTTACCTTTGCCCGATGCTATGACAAGCTCACAGTCATAACCACACTGTATTGCAAAATTTTTAAATCGTTTAAAGCCTTTATTTCTATCTCTTTGTTCCAAATTTTTGCCATATTTTGGTATCTCACCATCTATTGCCATCTCTATCAAGCTTGCATCATCATTATTTTCTATATAGGAATTTATTTTATTTAAAGTAATTTGTAAAATTTCATTAGCTCTACTCATTATTCCATCAGACTTTGTTTTGTGCAAGTTTATGTCTATAGAATTCCTTATACCTACGCCGTAGTCATAGCAAACTATTTCTAATATTTGTTTTGTCTTGTCATAATGTCCACAAATCCACCACCTTCCTCTTTCTTTGGCTGCATTATTGAATCCATCAGCGGGGTAAGCGTGCTCCAACGAGTTGCCCATAGCCTCTTTTAATATATCATCAAAGCCATATTCTATCTCATATCCGGCCTCAAAAAGTGTTGTATGATTGGCTATAAATTGCTTAACCTGCGTTAATAGCGTTAACCCAGCATCTGTTGCACTTTGTATGTCTAAAAAATATGAGTCATTTAACGAATTGCTTATCTTGTAAGGCGCTTTCGTTATTCCAAAGTATCGCCAGTAGCCTATCTTATTGAATAGGTATTTTAGCCTTTCATTGTTTTTATTTATACCTAGATCGCTACGGTATTTTAAGCCTTGGCGATTTGATGAGCTCAAAATCCTACTTATTCTACTTATTTGCCCCACCAAATACAGTAACGCTCCAATGGATATATCATTTATTCTGCTGTGGTTTAGTAAAATTTTATTGTTACGACTTATTTTTAAATATTCGTCTATTTCTGGGGCTATCTCTAAAATGCCGTCAATATCTTTTTCAAAATTTAAACGGCTAGCAAAACAAATTTCTTTTGCTTCGTGTATTTTGTATTTTTGTCTTTTTTTTCTACCATGTATATTTTTAAATAATTTTCTTATTTTTCTTTTAATGTTCTTTGCGTAAGATTTAGAGCTTATTTTGCTATTCTTAATTTTTATTTTCATGTTTCTTCCTGTTCGTAACCCGCCGCTGCTATTGGTCTGGAGCTCCCTTTCCCTAAAACCTCTTTGAATTTATAGAGTAACTCCCAACTACACGTCTACTTTATCCCATAATCCTCAAACGTTAGCCCTTTATATACTTCGCAATGGACTTTTAAATTCGTTTAGAGTTTATTGCATAACAACCAACAACACGCCCTAAAATTTCGACGTTTAACTCTTCCTCGATAATTATTGGCTCGTAGTCCTTATTGTCACTTATTAACGCCAATGTAGGACGTTTTTTTATTCTTTTTATAAATATTTCGTTTTCATATTTGCAAACATAAATAGCGCCCTCTATTTGGTTTATATCATCACAAAAAACAACCAAATCGCTTTCTTTAATAGTCGGCTCCATTGAGTTACCAAAACAAGGGACAATGCCTAGTTTTGCGTGCGGGCTAACGTTAAACATAATTTTTAAATCGTTTGGATTAAAAGGTAGCAATTCAGGTTCGCCAAAATCGTCGTTTTCAGCGCCACGACCTGCAGAAACTACCCCGTCTTTATAAAAAGGGATATACACAGTTTTGGTACTATTAGAAGAGATATTATCTGTATATTTATGGGCTTCTGTCGGTTTTTCTATGGTATCGTCTAACCAATAAGCGATCGGATAGCCTGAAAATTTAGCCAGTGGCAATAAATGTTTTTTTGTCCTCTTTTCTCCAGCTAACCACTGGCTAACTAAAGGCTGTGAAATGCCTAAAATATCGGCAAATTGTATAGTATTTATACCTTTTTCTTTTAGTAAATCTGACAATTTATCTTTAAATTCTTTCATTTTCTACCCCTTCGCAAGATATAACTTTGCGTAATATTTTATAACTAAAATAATTAAAAATCAAATAACCTTAAGTTATATTTTATATAACAGATAGTAATATAAGGTTATGAAACAGACAAAATATAGAAAAAAGATTAGAAAATGGCTTGGTAAATTTTACAAGTCAGCTGGGACTTGCAATGTATATGCTAGTGGATCAAACAACAAAAAACCTAATGGGGATGTGAGATATGCAGCTTTGCAAGAGTTGGGACACCCCTTTTATGCTTGGGGCGACGAGCTAAATGCATATATTTTAGAGGTAGAAAGGCAGGAGGAGGAGGCTAAAAATGGTAGCGAATAACAGCCTAGAAGCATACAACAAACTAAAACCTGAGCTAAGCGGCAAACGTAGAGCCGTATATGAGATGTTTTGCCAGCACAAAGAGGGTGCGACAAGGCAAGAGATAGCACGCTGGTACAACGTGGCAATAAACAGCGTCTGTGGGCGTGTAAATGAGCTAGTAGAGCGTGGCTATCTAATCGAGATCGGATCAAAAAAAGACTCAATAAGCGGATGTAGCACGTCAATACTAAAGCCCACCGAAAGGATAGCGTGATGCCTAGCATAGAGCTTGTGATCACATCGTTTGTAGCTGGCGTCATATTATTTGAGTTGATAAATTACTTCAACTTTAGGATATGAAAATATGAATTTAAGCGACTTTAGTAAAGAGCAAATTTTAAGAGAACGTAGGCGACTATCGGACATGAAGAAGCGTTGCAACGATCCTAAAAACAAAGATTATAAATTTTATGGTGCTAGAGGTATAAAAGTTTGTGATGAGTGGATGAAAAACCCAACTAGCTTTTATCTTTTCGCGCTTAAAGAAAACAAAGGGCAGGAGGGGCTTACGATAGATCGCATAGATCCAGACGGAGATTACGAACCCTCAAATGTGCGTTTTGTGTCGCGCCACAAGAACTGCGTAGGAAATTTTGTAGGCAAGCAAGGAAAAGACACGCCTAATTTTCGCATTTATGCCAAACATGGTGGGCTTTACGAAAACCAATACGAAGAGAAACACTTTAAAGACGTAGGTCACCACTTTTGTAATAGACGTCGACATGGGGGCTGGAGCTTGTATGAAAGCTTGAATGTCCCAGCAGGACAAAGGCGGGATATGTTTTGGTACAAGATAGAAAAGCAAAAAACCGAGTTTTTTAACGAGATATTTCTAAATTTAAAAGATCAACTAGCTATTTACCCTGAACTAGGTAGCCCAAGAGCTTGTCCTAAGTGCAAAGAGGAGTTAATGTTTTTAAAAATGGATTATCCAGTGAGAATGGAGTGTACTTGCGGCTATCGTTTAAACTTACAAACGGTTAAGGCTAAATTTAGTGCTAGGCACGTGTCTAGAGTATGTAAGGTAAAAATCAATGCGATACTAAAAAAGAGTAAAAACGAACCTAGAGCCGAATACATAAGCAGTCTAGGAGCCCTAGGCGGTATAGAAATTTAAAAAAGGTGGTGAGATGAGCATAAGAATAATGAGCCAAGTTTGGAATATGGAAATCGATGACAGCACTGCAAAACTAACGCTTATGGCACTAGCTGACTTTTCAGATGATGAGGGGTATTGCTACCCTAGCTATGAAGTTTTAGCTAAAAAAATATCAAAATCAAAAAGGACAGCAATAAGAGCAGTTGAGAAGCTAGCCGAGCTTGGATTTTTACAAAAAGAAAAAAGAGAATTAAAAGATGGAACAAGCAGTGCAAATCTATACAAAATTTTAAGTGAAAACGATAGGGTGACACAGACGCACCCTAGGGTGACAAACGAAAAAGAGAGGGTGACAAGTATGACACTACCTAGTGACATAGATGACACCCCTAGGGTGACAAGCATGACACCGTGTAGTGACAAGGGTGTCACCCCTATTAATATAACCACCAATAGAACCGTCAGTAGAACCATCAAAGAACCGTCAATTAACCCCCTACCCCCTAAGGGCGTTTCACTACCTGACTTCATTGATACAAACCTTTGGCAAGAATATCTAGCTTACAAAAAAGAACGACGAGAGAAATTAAGCTCTAAGGGTATCGAGATGAAATTTAGCGAGTGGGCTAAATGGGACGCCGAGGGCATAGACGTAAATGAGTGCCTAAGAGAAGCAATGCGTAACGAGTGGCAAGGGGTGTTTAAACCAAAGCTACCAAGAAAAGCAACTAATACAAACATAGCCCTAAGAGAAGCCCCAATGGCAGGAGAAATGGACGACGCATACTTTGAGAGAGTAGCGAACGAAATAATCAGCGGAGAAAGGAAAATGGCGTTATGAGCGAGAGAGAACAAATCATTTGTGAATTATATGGCGATAGCAAGGGATTTTTACCATCTGCGAGGCTAGCAAAATACTCTTTGCTTTTAAAAAACGTGGCTACAAAAGAGCTAATTAATTTTTCAGTCTTTGCTGAGAAATATCGCAAAGAATATCAAAACACAGATGCTTTGCTTTTTCGTGCAACTATGGAGTGGAGCAAGATCGTGTTTTTAAAAATGCGAGAAAAGGGGCTTAGATTTTTTAATGACGTAGATACCTTGGCAGCGTTTTGTAAAGAAATTTACAGAGGCACAAGGCTTTGCAATGGTGGAACTGGTAGTGGCTTTTTAGAAAGCACAATAATTTCAGTTGATGCAAACGGCGTTTTAAGAAATGAGTGTGTATTAGAAAACGGCGTATTTCAACGCCTAACAAGCGACGAAGAAACACACTTGTTTAAATATCTGCTAGAGCACCAAGAAAAAATAGGCGTAGTGCAAATTAAGACTAGGGAGAGCGAAGTAAAACAAGCCCAGCTAGCGGCAAATAACGCAAATTTACTCCCAGCTGACCCAGACACACCGCTCAAAATGAGCGACGAGACACGCCAAAAATTTTTAGAGATACGTAAAAATATTGCAAAAAGAGCGTGAGATGAAAGCCGTATATATCACAATAGCCGAAAGCAGAGCTAGCATAATCGCAAAGGTAGCAGACGAAAATAAAAAGATACTTGATAGCTTTGAGATAAGCCGTAAGGATGCAAGCGGAGTACTTGAAATAATGAGAAAGTGGAACGAGAAACACAAGGATGAAAAGGAGGTTAGCCTTGATATATAACTCTGCCCCTTTGCCATTTCAAGGGCAAAAAAGAAACTTTATTAAGCAATTTAGGGAGTTAATAAAAGACGAATTTAGCGCGCACCGAAATGGAATTTTTATCGACGCCTTTGGTGGATCTGGTCTGCTTAGCCACAATATAAAACAAATTTGCCCTAACGCAAGGGTAATTTACAATGACTACGATAATTACAGCGAAAGGCTGGCAAACATAGAGGCAATAAACGAGATTTTACGATCGATAGAGCCTATCACAAAAAAATATAAAAAAAATGAAAAAGTAGGTGAAGAGGATAGAGAAAAAATTATAAAAATCATAGATGAGTATATAAAAAAAGGATATTTCATCGACTGGCTAACGCTTAGCTCAAAGCTTCTTTTTAGTGGCAAATATGCTCATAATGAAGATGAATTTAAAAAAGAAAAAACGTTTTTTTTAGTCAACCCAAATGCGACTTTATATCAAGCAAATGGCTATTTAAAAGGCGTTGAGATAGTTCGCAAAGATGCGATGGAGTTGATAAAAGAATTTGAAAATGAAGACGTTGTATTGATTTTAGATCCGCCATATTTGCAAACAAACAAAGCAGGCTATAAGTGCTTTTGGGGGCTAAGAGATTTTTTAAAGTTAATTAGGCTAGTAAGGGAGCCTTTTATATTTTTCTCAAGTGAGAATAGTGACATCTTGCCATACATAGACGACTGTGTAGAGTGTGGCGATGAAGTTTTTAAAGGATATAGTCTAAAACAAGCAATTTTAAATAATGGGCAAGCAAAGACTGATTATATGATTTATAAAAGCGGAGCAAGGAGTTTGTTTTGATGATACCAAAATACGAAAACACCCTAGCATATGCGAAAGCTACGGGGCAAGTACCGCTAGAGGATCACGAAATGATGTATTTTGCCAACTGGCTACGAGTAAATAAAATCCCCTTTACACACGTAGCAAACGAAAGAGTAGCCAGCGTGCAATACAAAAAGAAACTAAAAGCTATGGGGACTAGCGCAGGCTTTCCCGATATGCTCGTATTTTTGCCCAGCAAGATCGTATTTGTCGAGATGAAACGAGCAAAAAAGAGCCTAAGCAGAGTATCGGACGAGCAAGAGGATTGGGTAGATACTATCAACTGCTACGGATATGCAAAGGCGAAAGTTTGCTATGGCTCGGGCGAGGCGATAGATTTTATCAAAAGCGAGCAAGGGAGAACGCGCTGATTGAAATACGACGTCGATAAATTTTATGCGTTATCGGAGTTTTTTAATGACGACTTCCGTCTTATGGCGTGCGTAATATCGCTAAAGATCGGCATCGAGCCGAAGCGCGCATATAAAGACCTAGAATTTGGCAGGTATAAGCCCGAATATCTTGACGCGTTGGAGGGCGTGCGGGCGGATTTTAAGGCCGATCCGATGAAACCATATAAAGAAGCCGTATTAGCTACAATCCCTAAAACGGACGTTATCTTTAGCCGCGACGACTTCGCAAACATTGAGGCGTATAGCGTATTTGAAAAGTCGTACGACAAAAGCGGCGCAAAGCTAAAAAATAAAACTAAACGCCCGCGTAGGGTAAAAAAAGAACAACTAGAGTTTAAATTTTAAGGGGAGCGGGTGGCGTATAGTATAGAAAAATGGGAGCGCGCAAAAGCATATTTTGAGAGCGGACAATACACCCTATCGCAGATAAATCAAAAGACGGGTATAAGCATAAGCAAGATAAGCGAGAGGGCAAAAAAGGAAAAATGGGAAAAAGGCAAGAATGCCGACTACATCGAAGCTAAAAAGACGATTGCGGAAAAAAAGGGGAAAGAAAGGGAAAATATTATCTCTGTTTTAGACGAAATAGCCGACGAAAAAACAAAACACCTGCTTTATTTCCAAAACTCCGCTATTAAAAATCAGCAAAAGGCAAACGAGCTTTTAGAATTTGCCGAGGACTTATCCGACCTTGACGCCCACAGTAGAATAACGGCACGCAATAAAGAAACCGTATTAGGCAAAGAGCCGACGGCGCAGATAACCAACACCAACGCACAACAAAACAATACGCAAATAATCATAAGCAAAGATGAGTAAACTAGAGGTCAAGCTGCTACCGCACCAATACGAGCTATTAGCCGACACAAGCACGAAAATTATAGGTTTAGTGAGCGGTTACGGCGCTGGCAAAACCTACGCCGCGGTTAGAAAAGCCTTGCAGCTAGCGTTTTTAAACCCCAGTTGTGCGGGCGTGATAACCGAGCCAACGTATCCGCTTTTGCGCGACATCTTGTTTGGCGACCTTGAAAACGCGCTTATTGAGTGGCGCGTGCCGTATAAATTTAACAAATCAAGCGCGGTATTTACTCTGGACGTAAACGGTGCCAAAACGCCTATTCTATGCCGCAGTATGGAAAACTGGGAGCGACTTATCGGCATAAACGCCGCTTGGATAATATGCGACGAGTTTGACACGTCAAAGACGGAGATCGCACTAAAAGCTTACGAGAAGCTACTGGGGCGTTTAAGAGCCGGCAATACTAGGCAATTTATCATCACGACGACGCCTGAGGGTTTCCGCGCCACGTATCAAATTTTCATAGAAAAAGGCGGCGAGGCTAAACGGCTAATCAAAGCAAAAACCGCCGACAATAAATATCTGCCACCCGATTTCATCGACACGTTAAAAGAGCAATATCCCGAGAATTTGCTTAAGGCTTATTTAGAGGGCGAATTTGTAAATTTAACTAGCGGCACGGTGTATAACTATTTTAGCCGCGATACACACGCAAGCACAGAAACTATCAAAGAGGGCGAAACACTACACATAGGCGCGGATTTTAACGTAGGCGGCTGCATAAACATAGTCTGCGTAGAGCGAGCAGACAAAAACGGCGTAATAACCACGCACGCGGTCGATGAGATTATCAGCTACGACACATACGCTATGGCGCAGACGCTAAAAGATAGATACAAAGGGCATAAGATTATCGTATATCCCGATGCTAGCGGACAAAATAGAAAAACCAGCGCGAGCGAAACGGACGCGCAGATTTTAAGAGGCGCGGGGCATTTAGTATTCGTAAATCACTCAAACCCTAGCATAAAAGATCGCGTAAATTGCGTAAATAACCTATTTGACAAACGCCGCTTGCTCGTCAATGTCTCAAAATGCCCGAATTTAACCAAAGCTCTTGAGCAGCAAGCGTGGGATAATAAGACGCAGTTGCCCGAAAAAAGCGACGCCCACCCTGCAAACGATGACTACAACGACGCGCTAGGCTACTTAATCGCGTATAAATACCCTATCACGGCGCGAGATTACCAAATCAAGGTAGTCGGCATTTAGTAGTAGAATGCAAAGAAAAAAGGCTTCTTATGGCGGTAAATGCAAAACATCCCGAATATTCTAAGAATTTAATTAAATGGCAACTAATGCGCGATGCCTTAGCGGGCGAGGTGGCAAAAGAAAAATACGTGCCTAAATTAAGCGATCAAGAAGCGGAGGAATACAGCGCTTACGTAGGGCGAGCGGAGTTTTACAATGCGACGGCTAGAACGCAGGTCGCGCTAACGGGGCTACTATTTGCAAAGCCGCCTAAAGTTGAGCTGCCCGAAGCGCTAAAGAGCATCGGTGAAAATATCAGCCTAGATGATGACACGTTAGAAGCTCTTGCCAAAAATATTGCCAACGAGTGCCTAAGCGTCGGGCGTTGCGGTGTGCTTGTGGATCTGCCGAGCGTTGAAAAGGCGGATTATTCTAAGCTTGAAGCCGAAAGGCTAAATTTAAGAGCCTACGCCACGCTTTATAAAGCCGAAAACATTATCAACTGGAAAACCACGAAAATAAACGGCTCAAACGTTACTTCGCTCGTGGTGCTTGCTGAAACCTACGCCGAGCCGACGCAGGACGAGTTTATAGATAAGATAAAAACGCGTTACCGAGTGCTTGATTTACACGAGGGTTACTATCGTCAAAGGGTATTTAGCGAAACCAAGGCGGGGAATTTTGAAGCAGTTAGCGAAATTTACCCGAGCGCGAATGGGCAAAAGCTTGAATATTTGCCCTTTACGTTTTTTAATGTGAACGACTTAAAAACGTCGGTAGAAAAGCCGCCGTTGCTTGATCTAGCTAAAATTAATATTAGCCATTTTAGAAGCGAGGTCGATTTAGAGCACGGCACGCACTTTACGGCGCTACCTACGCCTTACGTTACGGGCTATCAGGGAGAGAGCAGCGAAAAGCTAAAAATAGGCTCTACCGCCGTTTGGGTCATAAACGACCCGAGCGCAAAGGTTGGCTTTTTAGAATTTAGCGGTGCCGGCTTAAGCACGCTTGAAAACCGTATCGCGGTCAAAGAAAAGCGGATGTCGATTTTAGGCGCGCGGCTTTTGCTTGACGAGAAAAAGACGGCGGAGGCTACCGAAACGCTGCAAATGCGAAAAAGCGGCGAAAATGCGGTATTAACCAACGTCGCATCTACGATCAGCGAGGGAATAGTCTCGTTTTTAAAAGACGTTGCCTTTTTTGAGAATATTGCGAGCGAAAATTTAATATACGAGATAAATACTGACTACAACCTAGCAATGATTGAACCGCAACTATTAGCGCAAATTATAGCCGGCATTCAAAGCGGGGATATTCCAAACGAAGTGCTTTATGATGCACTACTAAAAGGCGAGCTAATGCCTGAAACTATCCAAAGCTACGAGGATTATCAGGCCAAACTAGAACAAGCAGCGCCGCAGGTAACGCCGAGAGATGAAGCCATTTAACCAACTTATAGCCGAGCTTGAAGTCGCACGCTCTCTTTTACACGAGCGCATAAAAAACGGGCTAAGTAAAAAAGTAGCGAAATTTTACGACGATATGATCGCGGATTTGCAGGCTCAAATTTTAAAAAAGAAAAACATAACGAATAATTTAGCTCAAACGATAAGCGATCTAAAACAAAGCCTAAAAACGCCCGATTTGCGTAAAGATTTTTTAACTCTCGCGCAAAACGAGCAAGACCATCTACTAGACTACAACGAACTAGCAGGGATTGTTTTGTTTTCTAGCGCATTGCCAGAGAGTAGCATTGAGCGGCTAGTAGATAGTGCGCAATTAGAGGGCGCAACCGTCAAAGCGTGGAACAACGGCCTAAACGCCGATCAGAAAAAACGCCTTGAGCGCGAACTAAAAATAGGCGTGAGCCTGGGCGAAACTACGCCGATGTTAGCTCAAAGAATAGCGCACGTTTTAGAGAAAAATAAACGTGACGCTACCGCTATCGCTCTAACCGGAGCGGGCGCGATAGTAAGCGAAATTCGCCAAGCCTTTTTTGAAGCAAACGACGACGTCATAAAATGCTACAAATACCAAGCCACGCTAGATACTCGCACGTCTGCATTATGCAGAGCTTACGATGGCCTAATGTGGGATAAAGACTACAAGCCTATCGGGCATGACTTCCCGTTTCGCAAACCGCGCGTAAATACTCATTTTAATTGCCGTAGCACCATAATACCCGTAACCAAAAGCTGGGAGGAACTAGGCGTCGAGGGAATGGACGAAGCAAGCGGTCGCACAAGGTCAAGCATGAACGGCTACGTGCCGCAGGATATGACGTTTAACGACTGGCTAAAAACTCAAAGCCCCGAAACGATAGAAAAGACGCTAGGCAAAGGCAGAGCCGAGCTATTTATGCAGGGCAAGATCACTATGCGGGATTTAATAACGCAGCAGGGGCGAGTATTGGATTTGGGCGAACTTGCCAAAAAAAAGAAAATTTGGGAATATTCAAAGGAAAATATTAAGCATTTTGAAGTGCCGAAAGAGCTAAAAAGGCAGATAAATTTAAGCACCGACAAAATCAGAGGCTCGATTAAATATCTATACGAACACCATAAAGATGACGGGATGTTTAAAGATGAAAACGAGGTAAAAGCTATCATTGCCGATGCTCTAAAAAATTACGATTACATCAAGCCCTCAAAAAAGAATGGCGGCTTTATCATAGCCAAAGCTTTAAACGGCGATAAAAACAGAATGATAGATATTGGCATTTATCCTGATAGCGGCGTAATTTTTCACGTAAATAAGAAGCGTTGGGATAGTGATATGAAAGCATTTCAGAGAAACAGATAAGGCGGTGAGACCACCCACACCCTCACACGGACGAACAACGCAGTATAAAACTACGCGCCGAACGGGGCGGTAATGCTTTGCTAAGAAGCTGGGGTATTTCACTTTCGCTCAACCCTTTCGCCTTAACTGTGCCGTCATTATACCATATTTTCACTACATTAGCCTAGAAACAAACGCATAGACGATAAAAAGATACAAAGCGATAAAAGGGAGTTGAACCCAATCATAACGAGGCTTACACCTCCTCCTCTGACCCACTGAGGCATTATCGCTTTAGTATCGTCATTATACCATATTTTTTACCAAACCAACCCTATTTAAAATTTAAGTTACTATTCTATCAAAGGCCGTGCCTTAAATTTAACTCTCGTGGAGGATAGGATGGATATTGAGGAGCTAAAAAAGCAAGTTAGTGATTTGCAAGCCGAAAAAGAAGCGATGAGCGCTAAAAACAAAGAGCTTTTAGGCGAGCTAAAAAAGCTAAAAGCTAAAAATAGCGACGCGGTAGAAGCCGAAAAATACGCCGAGCTTGAAGCTAAATACGACGAGCTAAAAGAGCAAAACGATAAGCTCGCTAAAAAATACGATACCGATACGAAAAAGCTAAACGCCGATCTAGCTAGCGCTAACGGCTCGCTAAATAAGTATCTAATCGACGCCGGGCTAAGCGATAATCTCGCAAAAGCGGGCGTAAAAGCGGAGTTTTTAGAAGCGGCTAAGGCGCTACTGCGCGGCAATGCCAGCTTGAAAGACGACAAAGGCGAACTAAAAGCTTACATAGCAGATAAGCCTATAAGCGAGTTTGTAAGCGAATGGGCGCAAAAAGACGGCAAAGCTTTTATAGCGGCGCCTCAAGGTCAAGGCGGAGGAGCGAGCGGAGGCGGCGGTAGCGTAAATATCGGCGCTAAATGGGGCGGCACTCGCGAGGAGCGAATAGTCGCGATAAAAGAGAAATTTAATTTAAAGGAATGAAAATATGGCACTAAGCGATATGAAGGTATTTTCCGAATACCTAGCAGGCACTACGATCGAGACGCTAAGTCAAGACATTGAGAAATTTAACGCGGCTAGCGGCGGCACGATAATTCTAAACGCGCAGGGCATAGATGGCGATTTTATGCAAGAGAGCTTTTTTAGAGGCATCCACTCCGCACAGCGCAGGGTAGATAGATACGCAGCCAATGCCGCGGCTACGGCTACGACCTTAAGACAAGAGCAAGATAACGCCGTAAAAGTAGCGGGTGGGTTTGGACCGGTAGTGTTTGAGCCGGGACAGCTAACGTGGATAAAAAAAGACCCGTCCGTAGCGCTTGAAGTGATTTCAAGAAATATGAGCGAGGCGATGATAAGCGATATGTTAAATACGGCCATCTCCGCACTCGTAGGCGCTATCGGTAATAACGCGGGCGTAGTAAATGACGTAAGCGCAAGTGGCGGCATAAACCAAGCCAACCTAAACAACGCGTATGCCAAATTCGGCGATAGAAGCTCGGCGATAGCGGCTAATATAATGAGAGGCGCGGTATTCCACAAGCTAATCGGGCAAAATTTAGCAAACGCCGCACAGCTCTTTAAGGCTGAAAACGTGCTTGTCGTCGAGATTTTAGGACGTAGGGTAGTAGTTACCGACGCGCCAGCTCTGTATAAAGCGGGAACGCCGAATAAAGACTACGTTTTGGCGCTAACGACTGGTGCCGCGATAGTAAGCGACGCAGGCGATCTAATCACGAATATTCAGACCAACAACGGCAAAGAGCGCATAGAAACGACTTATCAAGCGGACTATACGTTTGGCCTATCACTCAAAGGCTATTCTTGGGACACGGCAAACGGCGGCAAAAGCCCGGATAACGCAAAACTAGGCACCGGCACGAACTGGGATAAGATCGCGGCTAGCGATAAAGATACTGCGGGCGTGCTACTAATAGGCGACGCGGCTAAAAACTAGGAGGCGGTAAATGTCTAAAATTTGGTATGTAGAATTCCCGACATTTCAGTATAACGAGGACGTTAAAGCCCTAGCCAAAGAGCGAGGGCTGACTATCATCGACGCTAAATTCGACGAGGGCGACGGCGTGAAAGACCCGCCCGAGCTGACGCTAAGAGGCGATGAAGCGAAGCCGAAAAAGGCAAAGAAAGACGATAAGGCCGAATAATGCTAATCGTCGAGGACGGCACGGGGTTAGCTAATGCCAACGCTTACGTTTCGGTCGAGTTTGCCGATGAGTATTTTTCGGCGCGCGGTAACCAAACATGGGTGGGGTTAGGTAGCGCGGACAAAGAGGCGGCCATTATTAAAGCGACGGATTATTTAGAGGCGGTGTATTTTGGCAAATGGCAAGGCGAGAAGCTAAAAGCGGATCAGGCTTTGAGTTTCCCGCGCGCGCCGTTTGGAATGCCCGCTAAATTTAAATCCGCCGTGTGCGAGCTAGCTATAAGGGCAAACGCGGGCGAGCTGATGAGCGACATTGAGCGGCTAACTACCAAAGAAAAAGTAGGTAGTATCGAGGTGGAATACGCACAAAACGCCGACCCCGCCACTAAATACGCTTACGTAGCTAGCCTTTTAAAGCCGTTTTTAAAACCTGCAAGCGCAATGGTAATGAGGCTAGAGCGATGCTAAATGAAAAAGCTAAAAATACGGCGTTTAAATTGCTTGAAAAATTTGGCAAAGTAGGCACGTATAAGCGTAAAGGCGGTCAAATTTATGACCCCGAAACGGGCGGAATGACCGAACAGATAAGCGAATACAAGGTAAAGGCGTATATCGATAGCGCGAAAAGCTACTCAAATTTAATAGAAAAAAGCTTATTAAACGAAGGCGATAACGTGATATTAATAGCCGCTAAATCTTTGCCTTTTATGCCACAAAACAACGACGTAATAGAGTTTCCTCACTGCTCCTATACCATCAAATACAACGACGCGGTATGGGGCGGCGAGGATATGGCGCTACATCAGCTAGTCGGAGTTGCAAAATGATTGATAGGCAGATAGATAACTTTAGCGCAAAGGCTCAAGAAAAAGCGCTGAAAATCTTTAAAAAATCAGTCATTGATCTAACTTCAGACATCATCAGCGACACGCCAGTAGATACGGGTAGGCTTAAAAATAATTGGTTTCCTAGCACGGGCGCGGCTAGCGAGCAGACAACAGAAGCGACCGCAAACGAGGCGGGAGATAGGGCTAATAGCTTCGTAAGCAATCAGCTAGCGCTAGATAAAACCTTTTATTTTACGAATAATCTACCCTACGCTTTTCGCATAGAATTCGAGGGCTGGAGTAAGGTAAAAGCCCCGCAAGGTATGGTAAGGCGCAATGCTATCCGTTGGAAACAAATCGTAAAAAGGGCGGCTAATGCTACAAATTAGGCAGGCTTTAGAAAAAGCGGTTTTAGCGGTTACGCCGGCTATCGATACGGCGTTTGAAAATACTACGTTTAATCCTAGAGCGGGCGAGCCTTACCAACAACTTTATTTTTTGCCCACCAAACCAAGCGCTGCTGTAATTGATGATAGTATTGCGGAAATTGACGGCGTGTTTCAAATAACCTTACGCTATCCGGCAGGCAAAGGCGTCGAAGACGTTTTAGAGCGCGCGAAGCTTTACGAAAAAGCTTTTAAAGTAGGCGTAAAGCTAGAAAATGAGGTTTTTATTACCGCTCCGACGAGCGTTAATATTTTAGGCATTGACGGCGATCGCTACGGCGTGGCCGTTTCTATTTATTTTAAATCTTATAAGGAGTGAAAATGGCGGAGCAGTTAAAAGTAACAGATAGCCAGCTTACTAAATTTTATATTTGCGACACTAGCGTCGATTTGGGCGATGCGGCTAAAATAAAAACGGCGCTAACATCGGCAAAACGTATAGCGTATTTAGAGGATTTGGGCGACTTTACCAAAACTCGTAAAACCAACGAATACGAGTGCATAGACGAGGACGCTACGGCAGTATCCCAGGGAGCTATAAGTTATAGCGAGACGGAATTAAAGCTATTTTATGCGGCGGGGCAAAATAACGGCGTAAAAGAGCTTACCGAGATGTTTAACAAGAAACTACGAAAGCAATTTATCATCGTGGGTAGCGACGAGCCTGCGACGGGAGCAAATAAAAACCCGACCTACATCACGGGCGAGTTTATAAACACCAAAACTGGCGTATCTATCGCAAAAGACGACGTCGTGCGCGTACCGATAACCATCAAAATAACACGCCTAGACGACATCATAGAGGCTAAGGGGGCGTAAGTTATGGACTTAAAGAATTTCGATATAAGCAACGGTGAAACGGGCGTTGAGCTAACTATACTTGATCTTGACAACAAACCGACCGACATCAAAATCAAAGTGCTAAGTTTTCACGGCAAAAAAGGACGCGAGGTATTTATGAACGCCGTAAAAGAAAATAAAGGCGCCGAACAAAGCACGCTAGAGGTTATGGTGGGGCTTACGGTAGGCTGGAGCGGCATTAGCGAAAACGGCAAAGAACTAAAATTCAGCCACAATGAAGCTAAAAGAATTTACGAAACCTATCCGCTAATTGCTAATCAAGTCGAGCGTTTCGCGGAGAATGCGAGAAATTTTTTAAAAAAGTAAGCGACGAGCTCGCGCTATACGTTAGGCAGCTAACCTACTACGCAAAAACCAACGTTAAAGAGCGCGAGTTCCCTCCGGTAACCCAAGGACGACATCTACTACACGCGCTTGACGAGCTAGGATATTGCAAAAATAGCGGCTTTGGCGCGGTAGCCTTAGATTTTAACGATATTAAAAATTATACAGAGCTAACGGGCGATAAATTCAATTGGTGGGAAATATCAGTTTTACGCAACTTAAGCCGTATCTACGCCACCGAAATAAATAACGGCGACAAGCAGGCCTATACACCGTATCAAGGCGAATTTAACCCGAAATCTTTTTCATCTATCAAAGCAAAATTTGCGAAGTAGTCTTTTTTTAGGCTACTTTTTAGCGTTGCGTTAGTAATGTTGGCATTGCCAAAGTAGTATCGTTAAGCGCTTTGCCCGCCTTTTTAAAAATATTTGTAGTTTTTTCAAATATTGCGCCCACAATCAACATTATAATAGTAAACAATATAGCTGCAATTGCAAAAAGTATATACCAATGCGGCGCAGCAAGCATATTTATTTTGAGTGCAATAGAAAAACCTTTTTTATATGTTTCAAGTTCTTTTTGGCTCTTTTTTATTCTTACCACAACAGCGTCTCTTTTCTCATAAAAACCTTTTTTATCCGTTAGCAGTATTTTAATCGTAAACCATAAGGCCGAAGGAAATAAATTTTTATCGATGGAGTCTGTAAACATTGCGTAAAGCAGCTGCTTAAAATCTTCGCTGTAATCCTCGTCGGCTTCAACTTCTTTTATTAAGTTAACTAATTCCCATCTTTTTTCAAGAGAGAGTTTAGTCGTCGTTTGATGGTATCTGACTAAAAGCAATGTTATCCCGACGCATAAAACTAATGCCACAATTAAAGAACTAGTCATTTCTTCTTCCTCCCTTTTGAAAGTTCTTGGAATTGTCTTATTCTTGTTTCTTCGAGCTTCTTTGCGTGTTTATAGTTTAATTTAATAATAAAATAAGCAAAGGCGCAAGCAATAATAAAAATAAGAACATTGGATAAAAAGCACGGCTGGTCTTTGAATAGTTCGGCTATTCTATTAAAAATATCTAAAGTTGATTGAGTATTCATACCGCCATACTTAATTTAATTCATTCAAGATGCTAAATATACCATAAAAAGGCAAAAAAATGTTTAAATTGAGTTAAATTATAAGGAGTGGTTTTAACCCTCCCCTTTTTTTTGTTGCCCTCTCGGAGCGGGCTATATTATTTTGGTAAAAACAATAAGCGCTATAAAGAAAAGAAATGCCAAAAGCCACATTGTCGGCCAAACGCTGTCCCTTTTTTCTATGTCCTCTATTTTTGTCCCTTGTATTATTTTTTCAGCAGGTTTGCTGTTATAATTAACTCTAGTTGTGTTTTTGTTATTGTGTTCTACTGCGGCACTCTCTTTTTGGGGCGTGACAGTGGCGTTTGTGCCGGTTCCCCATTGAGGGGCGTTATTGTTCTCTTTTGGTATTATATAACCTAGGTTCTGAGTTGCAGGCTTTATCCCCTTAGGCGCTGCAACATACTCCCCATTCTGCATAACGTAATCGTATGTGTATGCCCAGTTTTTATCTGTTCTTGGGTTAATTGTTTCAGGCAGGCAATCCACTGTTTTAAAAATTTGATCTTTATCTAAAAAGGGGCACAGCTCTATGTTTTGTATTTTTGCTTTTAATTCGTTCTTTATCCGCCTTTTGTCAAAATGCCAGATGCCATCTTTATCAAGCGCCCCATATTCTAGCCAGCCACCGCCCCAAGGGTAAATCGGCATATCTAATCGCTTGCACCCCCAAATATTTCTTTCCACTTCATTGTGGACGCCATAGCAATAATCTATCCAGTTTGGGGCTTCTCTCATTGTTTTAAAGCAACCTAGCCCGTAATAGGTTAAGTCCTTTTTCGTTCTAACCCTGCCATTTATTAGCATTTTTGAACTTTTCCAGTTGCCGATTAGATCGTAAATGTTAATCAATAAATCTATTTCAGTAGTTGGTATGGTTACTTGATGTATGATATTTTTCCCCTCACCAAAGACAACATAGGTAGGGATATTACTACATATCGATACGGCTTTTTCGTAGCTTTGCGACGTGCTGTATCCAAATTCAAAAAAAGCATAATTCTCGCCGATGCTCACCTCTACCAATGGTTTATCTTTTTTATCAACGGGGTCGCCGCAGTGTGGGCAAAATCTAGAGCCTTTAATTATTTTTCCACTGCATTTATCGCATATTAGAGTCATATTATTACTCCGTTTTTTAATTATTTCACTATTTTACCCCAATTTTTTCTGAAACCAACGCCCCCTTAAATTTCATATACAATTTGCCCTAGATTAAAAGAGGGGCAAATAATGACCGAAGTTGCTAGCTTGATCATCAGTGCTAAAGTTGAGGGTGCGGACAAGCTAAAAAGCGATTTAAATAGCATAGGAAACGAAGCGAAAAAAGCCGAGAACGCGGCGTACGGATTAGCTAACTCGTTTACGGGATTGAAGGCCGCCGTAGCCGCCGTGGCAAGCTCTGCAATACTACGCGAGTTCGTAAGAGTAGCTGACGATATGAGCTTAGTAAATTCGCGCCTAAAAATGGCCACTAGCTCGGTCGCCGAATACGCAAAACAACAAGAGACTCTACACGCCATTGCTAGAGATACGCACGCCGACATCAAAGAAACTATAAATTTATACGCAAAATTAGCCCCAGCCCTTAAAAATATCGGCAAAAGCACCGAAGATACTAATAACATGGTGTCAAGCTTTACTAAAGCCTTACAACTGGGCGGAGCGAGCGCAGAGGAGGCCGCGGCCGCGATAAAACAATTTGGTCAAGCTATGGGTAGCGGTGCGCTAAGGGGCGACGAGTTTAACTCTATCGCCGAGGCTAGTCCGACGCTCTTGCGGTATATGGCCGAGGGGCTAGGCGTGAACGTCGGCAAACTGCGCGAATTAGGCAGCGAGGGCAAATTAACCGCCGAGGCTTTAAGCAGCGCGTTTGAAAAGGTAAGGAGTAGAATAGATAGCGATTTTGCGCAAATGCCCGTAACCGTCGGCAAAGCATTTACCGATCTAAGAACCGAAATAAATCTAATCGTAGGCGATATAAACGAAGTAACAGGTGCGACGCAAACGATAAGCGGGGCGATAAAAGGGTTTGCCGATATTTTAAAAAATAATCGCGATAGTATATTGTGGTGGGGAGAACATTTAGGAAAACTAGCCCTAGCGATAGGAATTACAAAGGCCGCGACGGTTGCCGTTATACCGACTATAAGGGTGGTAGTGGCTAGTTTTATCGCCGCCGCTAGTAGTGCGGGCGTTATGACGGCGGCGCTCACTACGGCAAGAACAGCGGTTGTGGGTCTAAAAGCAGCTTTTATGGGCTTTTTACCTACTTTGGCTATTTTCGCCGCGGTAGAGGCGTTTTTTGCGCTCAAAGATAGTATGGATGAGGCGAAACCTAGTGCTGAAAAACTTAACGACGCGCTAAGCAAGACCAATGAGGAACTCCAAAAACTCACGCAAAATCAGCGCGATGCCATAAATCTTGATCTAAAAGCTAGTTTGGACGCAAATTTTAGAAAAATAGACGAAATAAATAAAAAATTAGAGGAGCATAATAAATTCGGTGGCATCGTCGGAGCGTATAGACTAGAGGCTGACGAGATTGTAAAGCTAAAAGCCGAAAGAGACGGCTATATCGCACAAAACAGCAAAATCATAGGGCAAAGAAAAGAAATTGCTAACATAAACTCGGGGATAGGAGCCGTCGAAACTCAGCAACAAAAAGACGCCGCATATATAAATTCTTTAGACAAAAAAGTCAAAGATTTGCACGTAACTACGCTGTCTAACCTCAAAAAAGAGGCATCCAAACTGAAAAAAGAGATAGACGAGATTTTGAGTAAGCCCTCCGACAATATTAGAGTACAAATAGCGCAAGAGGAAGCTGTCGAGGCCTTAAGATTAAAACTAGAAAAAACTAATGACCAGATAGCGAACTTCGGCAAAAAATACGGCGGCTCAAATAAATCTGACAACGTCGAATTAGAACATCAATTAAGAGCAAAAAGCGAAATTTATAAAGAGTATTATGAAAAAATAGGCGACCACGCCAATTTATGGCTCATAAAACAAAGCGAGATAAGCAAAAAATTAAAAGATGCCGGCATAAACGGCGGCGAATTTGAAAAGATAATGGCGCAGTATAAACAGGGTTTCGATAGCGACCTAAAAAAGAAACACGCCGCAGAAGCCGAAGCCGCGCACAACGAAAATATCAAAAATATCAACGAGAAGCTAAAGCTGCAAGACCGTATATACAACCTACAAAAACGCCGCACGGAGCTAATAACCGACGAAACGGCTAGGCGTATCGAACTTATAGAAATAGAGCGCGCGCACGCTTTAGAACAATACGACGCTATGCTAAAAAAAGGCGAGATAAATAAAGAATACTACGATAAGGCCGTAGCTTTAGAAAACGCCCTACATCAAAAACAAATATTCGACGCCTCGACGTGGGGGCAGATTATGCATAGCGGCTTAAATAGCTTAGAAAACGCGATGGGTAATTTTTTCGATTATTCTTCCGATCGCTTTATGAAATTCGGCGATTTGGCGCAGGATATTTTAGGGCAAATTTATAGGCAAATAGTAAAGATGATGATAATCCAGCCGTTAATCAATTCGGTTACGAGTATGTTACCAGGAATGTCTGGAGGGGATACTCCAGCTCCTGCTGCTTTGCCTGCTGGAGGATTTGCAAGCGTATTAAATGCTACTCCAGCGGCAAAAGGTGGTGTATTTAATAGCCCCGATCTGCATAGCTACGCAAACTCAATCGTAAGCAAGCCGACTTTCTTTAAATTCGCTAAAGGCGGCATTCCCGACATCGGCGTAATGGGCGAGAAAAACGGCGGTAGTCCAGAGGCTATTATGCCTTTAACAAGGACTTCTAACGGCGACTTAGGCGTAAAAGCGCAGGTCGGAGCGTCTTTAAATAACGTAAAAGTAGAAGTAATAAATCAAACCAGAGAGGACGTAAAGGTATCTAATGCCGCGGTAAGGCGAAACGACGGCGAATGGGTCATATCTTTAGTTTTAAACGGCGTGAGTAAAAACGTCTTAGGCTCGCGCGAAACTTTAAGGGGGTTATTAGCGTGAATACTTACCCTAGCTATCCGCCGATCGTCGTAGGTTCGTCGAGGACCTTACGCAATCCTACGCATAGAAGCTCAAGCGACGGCGGCTATACGATAACGCGTAAAAAATGGACTAAGCCTAAAAGCTCGTATAGTTTAAATTACCCCGCCCTAAACGCGGAGCAGTTTAAAATTTTAAGAGATTTTTTCGTAGAAAACCAAGGGCGGGCTTTTAAATTTCGTTATCCGCTGGAGGACGAAACTAAAATTTGCGTATTTTCTATGGACGATTTAAAAGCCGACGACAATATGCAAAACTACTGCGCAGTAAAAGTGGAGATAGTAGAGATATGAAGCTAACTACGATAAAGGATTTAAACGCCGCGGCTTCAGATAGCGCGCTTTTAGTAGGGCTTGAAATTTTTATCCCCGAAACGCCTACGGTACGCATAATAAACAATAGCGAGAATATAACCTTTAGAGGGGAAGAGTTCGTGGCGTTTCCTTTTAGTATAGGCGAAATCCAAACGGCTAAGGGCGAAATACCGCAGTTTAATCTAAGTATCGATAACACTAGCCGAGCTATGCAAAATTATATAAACTCTTACGATAATTATTTAAAAACGCGCGGCGCGGAAAACTCTACTATTAAAGCCAAAATTTACGTGATTAATACAAAAGATTTAAGCGAGCCGGTGCTTGAGGAGTTTTTCGAGCTTACCGACTTTAGCTCCGATAGTAAGGCCGTAACCTTTAATTTGGGCGCGGGCAATCTTTTTAATATGAGCTATCCGCCGCGCAAGATGTATAAGGATTATTGCGTATTTAAATTTAAAGGCGAAGAGTGCGGTTATAACGGACCAGAAACTAGTTGCGACAAAACCTTGGCTAGCTGCAGGGCTAAAAACAATTCGGCGCGCTTCGGCGGGTTCTTGGGAATTGCGGGCGGGTATAAGAAATGACGATAAGGGATTTAATAGGCGCTCCGTTTGAGGAAATGGACTGCTTTGCTTTGGTGAGAAAGTGCTACGAGATAGAGCGCGGCGTAATCATACCGCCGGCGTGCGCTCCGCACGATAGAGCTAAACTCGTATTTAGCGAATTTCTAGACGAAATTTCGAAAAACTGGCATAGAGTAGAAAAGCGCAAAGGCGTCTGCGTAGCTTTGCGTTACGACATAAATCACCCTAAAATAGTAACGCATTTCGGATATTTAATCGACGAAGAGCATATTTTACATACCACGTCGCAAACTGGCGCTATCGTAGAACGGCTAGCTAATTACGAAAAGTTGATAGAGGGCTATTATGACCGAAAATAAAATAATAACCTACAATAACGTTTTAAATCCCTTAGATAGAACGATACTAGCTAGCGGAGAGTATAAAAATATCGACGAAATTCTAAAAGAATTAAAATACGATAACGAAATTTACGATCTCGTAATTTCTAAAAATAGCGTTATACAAAGCGGCTTTTTCGAGCTTGAAAACGGCGACGTAGTAAATATCGCTATTGTGCCTAAAGGCGGAGGCAGAGGCGGAGGCGGTAAAAAGATTCTAGGCATCGTGGCTTCTATCGCTATCGCTATCGCTGCACCTTATGCGGCTGCGGGCATGCTAGGAACCGTCATAGGCGGAACGGGAGCTATGGCCGCTGGGCTTGGAACGTATGCGCTAGCCGCTGGTATCGCTGTGGCTGGCAATTTGCTATTAAGTGCTATTATGCCTAAACCATCTATGCCTGGCTTTGATAGAATGGATTTTAAAAACTCCAATACCTACGGCTGGAATAAGCCTACAAACCAAGCTATGCAGGCTCAAGTAGTGCCTAAGGTTTTTGGGACACATAAAATAACTCCGCCGTTAATCGCTTCGCATATAATTAGCGATGGCGATAAGCAATATTTTAATGGTCTTTATGCGCTAAACGACGGTGAGATTAAAGGTATACGAGAGATTAAGATAAATGACGAGCCGATAGAGAATTTTAAAGGCGTAACTTATGAGATTAGAAACGGGCTTAATAACCAAAATATAATCTCTAATTTTAACGATACTAGCTACGATAAGAATATAGGCAAAAAGCTAAACCCCGATTTATCTTACTCTTTAGCGCAAACGGACGGTAATTTCGTAACGAGCCTATCCGTAACTCTAGTTTTCCCGCGCGGGCTTTATTACGCTAACGATAAAGGCGGACTTGACGGATACTCGGTAAACGTGAGGGTAGAATACTCCGCCGACGGCAAAAACTGGACGGCAATAACGGGACAAACTTTAAACGTAGTTCCCGCGGATATAAGCCCTTTTAGAAGACATCGGCGAAAACTTGGGACGGTTTACGAATTTAGAGGCAAAACATACAGAGGAAGCCCTGAAGAAGCTAGAGCGCAAATGCTAGCCGACTACCCGCCTACGGGCGTTTCCTATGCGGTAGTAACCGCCGCGCAGACTTCTACTTTTAGGCGAGTCTTTAGGGTGGGTAACTTACCGCCCAATAAATATAACATTAGGGCCAAATTTGAAACCGCGCCCAATACCGGCAGCCGTTACGCAAGCGATTGTTATTTAGAATACGTAACCGAAACCGTAAGCGACGATTTTATTTATCCTAAAACCGCGCTTCTAGCTATTAGGGCGTTAGCGACCGATCAGTTAAATGGCGGAGCGCCTAGGATTAGCGCGGTCGTAACGGCTAATAGCGATAATCCCTCTCATATCTGCCGTAAAATTTTAGAAGATAGCGGCGTGGAGAGTTTGCGCATAATGCCTAGTTTTAACGAATGGGCTAATTTTTGCGAAGAAAAGAGCTTAAAATGTAATATTGTATTCGATAGCGAATTAAGCGTTAGAAAGGCCTTAGATACGGTTAGCTTGCTAGGTCGCGCGTCCGTGCTTCAAGCGGGTTCTAAATTCGACGTAATAATAGAAAAAGCGGGGCTAATTCCCGCTCAAAGCTTTTTGTTCGGTATGGGTAATATCTTAAGCGATACGTTTAAGCAAAATTTCCTCCCTTTGGTAGATAGGGCGAATTTTATCGAGATAACTTATTACGATAAAAATAAAGATTACGAGCCTTCCGTCGTTTCGGTCGGACAAATAGCCGCCGATAATTCGCGCGTAAGCAATAAAAGCTCCGTTACGCTGGTAGGCTGCACAGACGAGGCGCAGGCTAGAGCTTATGGACGCTTTACTTTAAATTGCAACCGCTATTTAACCGAAACGATAGAATTTGAAGCCGACAAAGATAGTTTAGTTTGCAGATACGGCGATATTATCAAGGTTAGCCACGATACGCCTCAATACGGCTTTAGCGGTAGATTACTAGAAGATAGCGGTGTGGATTTCGTTATTTTAGATAGAGATTTAGATACCGTAGGCGGCGTAAAATACGCTATTCAAATCAAAAACGACGTAAACGAGATCAAAGAGTTTGAGATTTTAGAAATCCTAGCTCCGAATAAACTAAGGCTGAATTTAAACGGAAGCGTCTTTAGAAAATACGACAACTACGCATTCGGTGAGATTAATAAGGTTTCTAAATTATACCGAATTTTAAAGATAGCTACTTCGGACGAATTTACGCGCCATATTACGGCGATAGAATACAACGAGGATATTTACGACGATAGGGAAAATATAAGTGTTACGGATTATTCGTCGCTGGACGTGCGGAATCTAAGAATAAGCGAATATTTAAAATACGATACGGCCAAAAATATAAAAAATATGCTAGCTCTAGCTTGGAGCGGCAATTCTCTGTTTTATTTCGTAACTTACAAAAGCGCTAGCGAAGAACGAACGATAAAGGTCTTTAATAGCGCGTTCGAGTTTGAAGCCAAAGAGGGCGAAACCTACAAAATAACGGTAAAAGACGGCGTGGGCAATAGCACAAGTAAAACTTATAACGTTTTAGGCAAGCTTTACCCGCCGGGGCCGGTAGAAAATCTAAAAGCGGCCGAGCTAAGGGACGTTTGGGCTTTAAGCTGGGATTATTTACCGCCGCTAGATTTTAAGGAATTCGAAATTTACGAAGACGGCGCGCCGGTAGCAAAAACGGCTTTAAATAGATTCGATATGCCTAAGACTAAATTAAACTCTAAATTAAGCGTGATCGCGGTCGACACTAGCGGCATAAGAAGCGATGCGGCGAATTTAGATTTAAACGTTAAGCCGTTAGCGGACGTAGAGGGTTTTTATAGTATCTACGAAGATAATAAGAATTTGGCTTTTTGGCGCGATACGGGCGAAAATTACGAAATACGAAAAGGTTTAAAATTCGAAACCGCTTATAGCGTTTACTCGGGGACGGCCCCTAGAGCGTTCTTAAGCTCGATCGGAACTTATCTTATAAAAGCTTTTTATATAAACGCCTACGGGCTAAAGGTCGAGAGCAAAAACGCCGCGGTTTTGATAATAGACGAAACGCTTGCCCCGCAAAACGTCATAGAACGTATCGACGCGCCTACTTGGGGCGGTCGTTTAGATAGCGTGCAGCTATTCGAGAATTCGCTCGCTTTGGCTACCGATATACCGCTTTTTTATCATTTCGATTTATTGCCGAACGTAGATTTAGACGAAAATATCGACGAAGATTATAGCGGGGGTAGAAAAGTTTTAAGCAAGACGGGCTATTACGAGAGCGATAAAATAATAAATTTAACGGGCGCTAAGCTTTGCGATATTTCTTCCGCATTCGACGCGATAGGGCTTAGTTTAAACTCTAACTTCGATTTGCTGGATAACGTAGATTCGTCCCAAAATATCGACGGGCTAAACGGCGGGGCGTTCGACGTCGCGGTAGAAATTTCTTCAAGCGTAGACGGAGTAAGCTTTAACGAGTTTAGGGACTTTAAAGACGGGCGGTACGTAGGCAAGGCTTTTAAATTTAGATTAAAGCTAACTACGCGCGACGAGCTAGTAACGCCGCTTATAAGAAGCTGGAGCGTAATAGTAGATATGCCCGACGTTATAGAGAGTGGCTCGGCGTTTAGCGACGAGAGCGGCGATATTTTAATCAGTTATAAAAATAATTTTAGCGTCTCCCCTAAAGCGCAGATAACGATAATAAACGCGTTAGTCGGCGACGATGCCGTTTTAACAAACCAAAGCAAGGAGGGATTTATGATAAAAATCTTAGATAAAAAAGGAACGGCCGTGAGGCGAGAATTTAATTACATAGCGAAAGGATATTGATGCAAACGAGCAAATACAAAATAGGCGCAAATTTGCAAGGGCTAGAGTTTAGGAGACAGGCTAACGAAATCTTAGCCGCGTTAGCTAGCAGCAACGCCGGGAATTTAGAACCGGCGTCGGCTCAAGCCGGTACGGTATGGCTAGATACGTCCAACGACAAAAAACATCTCTTAAAAATACGCAATAAGGCTAATAGCGCGTGGGGAATTCTTTTCTCGATAGACGCGCAAAGCGGAGTGGTAGACACGATAGACGCATATACCAAAGTAGAAAGCGATAGTAAATTCGCCCTAAAAACCGACTTTGAAGCTAGTAAGCAAGACAACGGCTATACAAAGCTACCAAATGGCTTAATTATTCAGTGGGGAGTAGATACTCAAGTTCCACAAGGTGATAATACAAAAATGACATTTTTTCCTATTGTATTCCCAACAGCCTGCATTGCCTTAACATTAGCACACTATGGAGCTGGAAAAGAAGTAAGCGCGATGAGTTATGGAACACCGTCAAGGACGGGTGCTATATTTCGTCACAGCTGGCCCCACACACCTACGGCAGTAGCATACATAGCTATTGGATACTAAAAGAAAGGGAAAAAAGATGAAATATGCAAACTACGATAAAGAGACAAATAAGATACTAGGCTTTTATGACGACGAGATACATAGTAGCATCCCTGAGCCAAATATAAAAATCAGTGATGATGAGTGGAAAAAGGCTTTATCTATCGGAGCAGACTATATACAAAACGGCGAGCTAATTAAAAAAGAGCCAAAGGTAGATGAAAAAGCTAAGGCTTTAGCACAGCTCGAAGCGGATATAGCAGAGTGCAAGGACGACATAAGACACGCTCTAATCATTGGCAACGCTTCAGTGCTTGAAAATCTAAGAAATGAGTATAAAAGCCTTTTAGCAGAGCGCGAGAAGCTACAAGGGCAAGAATAAAAAGGAGAGGATATGGCAAGAGTAAAAAGATGTAATGTATGTGCTAGTAAGCTTAAAGATGGGAGTTGCACTTGGGAGGGTTGTCCTAAGTGCCCTAAGTATAAGGCAGAGGTAAAAGATGAGACTAAAACTGAAGCAAAAACTACAAATTCTTAAAAACGTAGCCACCGAGCTACCGCTTGAAATAGTGCATTTTATCATCGTGCCTATAGCTCTGCTAGCTTGCGATGAAAAGAGCGAGAATTTGCCAAAGTGGGCTGCTTGGTTTGATGAGAACGACTATGGCATAAATGGCGATGATGGTTGGAATAGATGCCATTTTAAAGAACCAAAAAATAGAACCTACTTTGCAAGGCTTTGTTGGCTCTATCGCAATAGGATAGGAAACTTTAGTGCGAAGTATCTAGGTGTCAAAGTTGAAGACATAGATGCAAGCAGTGTAAAAAGTGTAGGCGATACTCTAGCTACAGAAAACAAAGGTAGAGAAAGCACCCAATGCCTAGTGACTTGCAAGATGAAAGATGGACGTGAGCGCTTTGGTTATTACCGTGAGATTAGATATGGCAAATCAAAATGGTACTGCCGTATCTATCTAGGATGGAAGCTTATGGATATATGCGGAATGAATGAAGAGAACAAAAACACATATCTTGAAGCAGATGATAAGAAAGTGCTTAAAAGTGTTTGGTGTGTAAATCCGTTTAAGAGGGTGCAAGGGGGCAATAATGCTAAGTCCTAGTTTATATCTTAGTGGCTTCTTGTTGCTTACTACTTTGTTTCTAGGGTATAGGTATCAAAGCTTAGATAATGAGCTAAGCGTTACAAAGGCTAATCTAAAGGCTAGTGATGAGATGAACCTAAAACTAAAAGATGAGATAAACGAGCAAGATAGGCTCATAAATCTCAAACTAGATGCAATAGAGAAAGCTAGCAAACAAAGGCAAGTAATAGAGATTAAAGCAAATAAAGTCAAAGAAAGGGTGCTAAATGAGGACAAAAAGGATATGTCTAACGCTCTTAACCTTAGCGTTTCTTACGTGCTTGATGGGTTGCGAAAGCAAACAAGTAGTGCTAAATAAGTATGACAAGATACCTAGCTACCTGCTACAAGCTCCTATGATAGCTGATAGAAACGTAACAAATCAAAGCGATGCTGGAGTGCTACTAATAGATGTTTATAGCGGTTATGAGAAGTGTATAGGACAGCTAGAGGATATTAAAAAGTATGAAGCAAAAAGAGATAAACAATAAAAGCATAAGGATGTGTAAATGGAAGCGATCATAAAGAGGACTAAGAAATTTTGGCTTAATAAAATGGTTGTAATTGAAATAATCCTATCCGTCATAATAATGTACATCTTTACTTATAAATTTTAAAAAAAGAGGCGGATAATGGACGATCTTATAAACAAAGTAGGTATTTATTTTTGGGTTATAGTAGTTGGCTTTTTGGGTGGAGCGCTAGGGTCTATAAATAACAAAGAACAAGCCATAAATAGAGGGCGTAAAATAGTAAATTTTATAGTTGGCACTATTAGCTCAAGCTTTATCTGCTGGATATTCTTTGAAATAACATCATTTTTTACAAATAACAATGATCGCTTTAGTCTTGCAGTCGGTGGCTTTTTTGCTTGGCGTGGCACAGCGTGGATATGTGCAGTCGTAGATAAAGCGATATATAAAAAAATAGAGAGCTTTGGCGGTGGCAACTATGACTATACGCCAAGACCACCTCGTGACTATGACGATATAGGAGATGAAAAATGAACTACACACAAGCTTTTAACCTTTTAATGAGTTTAGAGTTTAGCCGTCCTGAAAACGCACTACATAAAAACCCAAATGAAAATGGGCTAACTTTTATGGGTATTTATGAGGCGGCCCACCCAAACTGGCAAGGCTGGGGGCAAGTGCGGGCAGCTATCAACGCATACGGTAATCTTGAAAAGGCTAGCGTCGCCCTATATAATGATGACGCATTAATCGAAAAAGTAAAAATATTTTATAAAAAAGAATTTTGGGACAAAATGAGGCTTGATGAGGTAGATAGCGAATTAAAAGCGTGTGAACTTTTTGTTTTTGGTGTAAACGTAGATACAGTACCAGCGGTTAGGGTTTTACAAAGGCTTTTAGGTGTGGTAGTGGACGGCATTATGGGTGCCCAGACTCTTAAAGCATTAAACAACTATAATGAACAAGCCTTTGATGTTGATTTTGATAGGGCAGAGATTGCTTATTATAGAAATCTAGTAAAGGCAAGACCAGAATATCATGTCTATGAAAGAGGCTGGATTAATAGAGCCGAAAAAGTGTAA